AAAAGAAAACAAAGTATTTCTCAAGTTTTTGAAAACGATTTGCATGTTATATTATTGCATCTTGAGAAAGAACGATTAACTGAGAACGATCTATATGAAGGAAGTGGTAGTAATTTACCAGAACTGTTTAAACTGTTTCTTGGTGGATATATTACTATTGAAACTATGGTAATTCTTGATTCTTTTGCAAATTATCTTACAAGTATTTCTAGTAAAATAAATTTGCTTTGGAGCGAAGAATGCCTTAAAATAGAAAAGTGTAAGGGATTTATTAAGTTTGATCGAGATAGACTCTTACAAGTATATGAGAACTTTAAACAGGAAACAGTAGAGTTGTAAAATGACTCAAAAGAAATATCTTCATTTTGAAGACGAGGTTGAGGTAAAGTCTAATCGAAAGGTTAAACATTCCACAAACCAAAAAGGTAGAGGTATGAAAGTACTAAATAGTTATGTTGAGGAATATTATGATGAAGAAGATTTAGATTATGATTTCGAAACATATAATGAAGACGATAATACTAATACAAAAACACATTAATACATTTAATACAAAGGAAATACGATGGACATTCAAGCACTTCGCAAAATGCGCAACACAGATTTCGGTAAAATCACTTCCGAATTTGAAAAAATTGCTAACCCTGAATCTAGCGGTGGCACTAAATCCTACCAAGACGACCGTATCTGGAAATTAGAAGCTGATAAAGCTGGTAATGGTACAGCCACGCTTCGTTTCTTACCACGAGTAGAAGGTGATGAACTCCCATGGGTTCGTATCTTCAATCACTCATTCCAAGGTCCAACTGGTAAGTGGTATATTGAAAACTCTTTGACGACTTTAAACGAGAAAGATCCTGTTGGTGAATTGAATTCTAAATTGTGGAATTCAGGTTCTGATGCTAACAAAGAAATTGCTCGCAAACAAAAGCGTAAACTATCTTACATCTGTAATGTTTTGATTGTTTCTGATCCAAAGCATCCAGAAAACGAAGGACAAGTTCGCTTGTTTAAGTTTGGTAAGAAGATTTTTGATAAGATTATGGACAAGGCTCGTCCAACTTTTGAAGATGAAAAACCAGTCAATGTATTTGACCCATACGAAGGTGCAGATTTTAAACTGCGCATGCGTAAGGTAGATGGCTATGCCAACTATGACCAATCTACTTTTATGGATCCAGCTGCAATTGCTGGTGGCGATGAAGAAAAGATGGTTGAAATAATCAACAAATCTTATAAACTGTCAGAGTTCTTAGATCGTAAAAACTTCAAGTCCTTTGAAGACTTATCTAAGAAACTTGCCGATGTATTAGATGGCGAGGGAACACCTATTAAGTCTGCTGCTTCATTGTCAGAAGATGATAATTATGTTGCTCCAACTCGTACAGCTTCAGCTCCAACAACTGTTGCATCAAAGCCAGTTACTGTTTCTAAATCAACTGATGATGACGAAGATGTAATGTCATACTTTCAAAAGATTGCTGACGAAGCATAATAATGATTTTCATTAGCGTAGTTTAAATCTACAATTAGTATATTTTTGAGGTATTACGATAAGTAGTTATGATAGGATTTTCTATCAATTTTTGGAGATACTACTATGTGGACTAAACCAACTGCGCAAGAAATGAGATTCGGCTTTGAAGTTACGATGTACGTAATGAACAAATAATGGTTATCGTAACAGACTGTTACTAAAAAGGGAGCTTCGGCTCCCTTTTTTTATGCGTAGCGATTTGCTATGTATCGATTAACAGTTGACTCTTGATTTCTAGTTGGAGATCTCATTGAGTTTATATTATTATTGTTTACTGTGTTATTAGTAGTTGGAGCAACAACTGTATTCGCACCAGACCCACCTTTACCTGCTGCAGATTTTAATTCTTCATTCTTAGCTGAAGCACCACTTAGATCGGCACCTTGCTTTGATGGTTCCATTTTTGGTTGTTTCTTTGCTAAATCGTATGCTTGTTGTTCTAAAGCATCAAGTTTATTACCCATACTCATTTTCATATCAGCGACTGCCATTTGATTTGCAGATAATGGTTTACCTTTTTCTACTGGTTCATTAGCCAAAGTTTGCATTGTAGCAGTTTTTGCGTCAGGAGTTTCACCTGCTCCAGCCCCACCAATTGCACCACCAGCTTTTTTACCCAACCAAGATCCACCAAAATAACCTAGTCCTCCGCCGATTATTCCTCCAGCGACACCACCAATTGCTGTTCCTACACCTGGAACAATTGTACCAAGAGCAGCACCTGCCAATGCACCTGCTTTAGCTCCACCAATAGCACCACTTGCGCCACCAACTCCGCTACCAATGGCTTCGCCTTTTTTAACTTGACCCTCTTCTTTGGTTATTTCTCCACTTTTAACTTTTTCTTCAGCCTCATTATATCCACTTACTGCTTCGTATGTTCCAACGCCAACTGCTCCGATGGCTCCAATTTTACCAGCATTTCTTGCTAGAAATCCGCCTGCTCTACTTAACATACCAGCACCAGCAGCAGCTTTTCCAACTCTACCTGCTTTTCCAGCTCTACTAGGAATATCAACATCTATGGATGGACCACTACCTTCGCCACCACCAGAAATACCAAGTTCGGCAATTTTCTTTAGCGATTCGAGGGATTGCTTGTGAACATCCAGCGATGCTATTAGAGTTGCTCCCATCTCAGTTTGTTGTTTAATTGTGTCAGAATAAAAGGTTGTAACCAAAGTATCAGATTCAGCCTGATCTTCAGTTTTTTCTGTTTGTTTTATTTGTTTATCGCTACCTTTTACTGGAACGAATTCAGCTTTTCTTCTTGGATCGAATTCTGCCAACTCTGCTGCAGCTGCATCTCGCTCGTCTCGAGTAGCTTTCTTAACATTAAACCCAGCACCTTCAACAGCACTAATTTTTCTTTCCATCTCAGCTAGTGCTGCTTCTTTTTTCTTAATTTCGTCAAACTTATCTTCAGCGTATTTCTTTGCTCTTGCCTCACCTTCAGCTCGTTGCTCTGCTGTAGCTGTTCCTGCCAGATTCCTAACACCAATGATTTGTTTATCGTTAGACTTTAATGCTGCATCGACATATTCTTTTTTGTCACGCTGAGTTTGTTGTTCTTTTTCTCTTTTGGTAATCTTATCGCTAAGTGCTCCAGTAAATCCAAAGAAACTTTCTTTTTTAGTTTCTTCTGCTTTTTGTTCACCGAATAACACTTTTCTGAGTGTATTTGCAGCTGGCTGTTTCGCTTCTTTGGCTACCAGCTGTTTTGCCATTGCTTGACCACCACCACTCTTAACGAATGATTTGATATTTTCTTTTATTGCTTCCTTAAGACCTTTTAAATTATCATTTAATTCTTTAGTTCTTTTAGTTTCTTCTTTTCTAATTTCAGTATCATTGGCTGCTTCAAAATTTTGGGTGAAGTCTTTAAACTCTTGCCCAAGTTTAGTAGTTGATCGTGTTAAATCTATTACAGAATCATTATTTTTCTGTAATAGTTTAGATTGCAACTGAAGCAGTTCTTGCATTGTCATTTTAAGTATTTCTCTCTAATCTTTGTTTTTCTTCTTCTAAGTAATTAACCAGCATTGCAACATAAATCTCCCTCTCAAAAGGAATCATATTTTCAATCTCAGTCAGAGAATATTTGTGATATTGCATCAGAGCGAAGTTGGTTTTATAAAATGAAGCCAACGACTCATGACTGAGATTAATCAAAAAAAACTAGCTGGTCCCTCCACAACTGTTTTGTTGTGTGTATTACATGCGGGACAATCAAACTCTATTTCTTGTTTATATTTTGGAATAGAAACAAAAAAGTTTTCTAATAGATCGAACTGGGCTTTGGTAAGGTTCATTACAAAGTTTTCCAACTCAGCTCTAGTTTGTTCTTTTGCATAAAACACTTCATCGCCTGTGTATATCGCATCAATACAGTCAATAACAACTTCCATAACTGCATTAATATCTTCTGATTTACCTTCAGCTTTTTTAAATGTGCTCAAGTTTGGATATTTCATTATAACACCAACATCTCCAAATAGCGAGATTTTATTTGTATGATTTGGATCTTTAACAATAGGAATTTTTGTTAAATCTACTTCCATTTTAACTTTATTCTTTTCCTGATCGCAATGAGCACAAGTAAAAATTAATTCAACAACTTCGCCAACAGATTTTGCTCTAATTTGTGTAAACAAATATTCAACATCAAAAATTGCTAAATTGTCTGGATTAATAGGTTCTTTAATACAACCTGTCAATACTTCTTTCAAAGTATTAATCATAACATCTGTATCTTCGCTTTGCTGCGAGAGTAGTAATGCCTTTTCTTCTCTAACCAAAAATGGTCTAAATGTAATTTCCTGTCCAGTGGACGGAATCTGTACTTTATAAAATGGTGTAGTCATTTGTGGCAATGCCATAACTCAATCTCCTTTATTCATCTTTTCAATCAATTTGTTCAATTCACTTGTGCTACCAACAAAGATAGCATTATTCGTTACATTTTTTGCAGCTGCTTCTTTTGGAGCATCTAACTTTTGTTTCTGTTGATGAAGATCCATCAACTGAGTATTAATATCTGCTACTTGTTTCATTAAGTTACCAACAACTTCAAAAGCTCTAGGATGCTCGCTAGACTTAGCCACTTCTAATGCATGGGTCAATGCCTGTTGTCCTTTTGTTAATAACTCTAACAAGTTCGCTCTTGTTTTGTCATAATCAGATTCAATTTTAGAATCGGCAGACTCTATAATTTCTCCAGTCGATGCATCAACAATTTCTCCTGTTAATCTTTCAATTGGTTCCATGTTAAATACCTGACTCAAATTATCATCAATTTTCATTACAGTTCACCACGCTCCATTAGAATTTTCTTGTTGGCTTGATGTTCTGCTTGCGTAAGTTCTTTATTTTCACCTCTATACGCAACTGCATAATTATTTTTTATTAACCAGTCATTTACCTTCGTTCCATCTTCAAGAATAAACACACCAAGGATTCTACCAAACTTATCGTCATTATTATCTGATCTTTGAGTTTCAATAATTTGCCAAGAACCGACTGGCATCTTCTCTGCCAGTTTCTTTTTAGATAAAAGACCTCTTGGCTTTTCTTCTTTGTTTGAAGTTCTTGATTCAGGTGTATCAACTCCAGCCATACGAACTCGTTGATTCGAGAGAACGATATTAAACCCAAGATCTAAATCGATGTCAACAGTGTCGCCATCAAGTACTTTATTAATTTTACATTTATATTGATACATTATGTTTTTTCGCTTTCAATAGTAGCAAGTTTTTCTTTACCACGAGACCAAGCAGCAATTCCTAAAATAGCAGCCATAGCCATATGAAACAAACCAGCACCCTCAAGTGTTAGTGGTTTCCACTGAGTGATTGGTTCTCCTGCAGCATTTTGTAATAAACTCCATAAAACTGGAAATATAACAAAGTCTGTTATACATACAACCATGTATGTCCATCCCATGGCTGGTCGCCACTTTCTATTCATCCAATCTTCTTTATTATATTCAGACATAATTAAAAAAACTTTGGTATCTTCAATGCAGAAGATGGAAGATTTGGTAAACCGAATGGAAGTTTTGGATCGTTCATTGGATTGTTCGAAGTTCCCTTATCAGAAACAACTCGACTTGCTTCCCAATATTTAAACATTAATGTAACATTAATTTTCATAATGTCCTTCGATGCATAATCCAACTCAATTGCTCCAACTGCTTTAGGATAAACTTCAAACAGTTGTACTGTATACTGTTTTTGATCAAGAGTGTCTTCTACATGGATTTGCATTTGTTTGCAAATATAATCATCATAGTAATTAAATGTTCGTCTTCTACCATTTTGTAAACTTTTAGCCCAATCATCAAAGAATGTTTTAACTGCAAGTTTTGTGTCAACATAGAATGAAATAGTTATCGGCTCGTAGTTAAACTCATAAGGAGTTTCTCTAACCTCACCATAGGTTCTAATTGGAGTTGTGTTTATTGATAATGCAGGTATTTGAACTTTATCACAAAACATCATAATTGTTTCGTTTGGTAAAACACCTGGAAGTCTAATAGCAGTTGGTGGAATCATGTTTACGCTGAACCTGCTAGTTCTAGCCAGACCACCATTTAGTTTCGCAACAAAGTCGCTAATTTTCATATCTTTTTCCTAGAGTCTGCCCATACTTGAGCAGTTGATGCTCCGACGAATCGTTCAACAGGCAACATCATAGCAGTGGACCAATCATCGGCACTAACAGTATGCATGGCGGATCTTAGATGATTGCCAAGATATCGTTTAACACATGGTTTAGCCATGGCGAATTTGGACATTCCATCTATTGTTGCCCAAGAATATCTTATCCTCGTACTTTCGTCAAATTTGTCATTATTCTTAAACATTAATAATCTGTCAATCAATACAAATCTTAATTTGTGTGGTAAATAGTGTAGATTTAAACCAGTAAATCCATCCTCTTGAAACGAGAAAGGAAACACCAAAGGGAATCTATCGTAGTATGGTAAAGTAGCCTTCGTTTTTGGATCATAGAAGAACATATACAATTTGCCAGGAACTATGTTATTTGCTGTTTTTACAGCTTGACTTCTTATAACCTGATTTGGTGTAATACGCTTCTTTGACATCAACAGAACTTGTTGATTAAACCATGCCTGTGACTTTTGCGCGATGTCTTTATCGTAACGATACTTTTCAAAAATATCTTTTAAATCTTTGGTGGTGTTTGTTCTAGTAGCCATACTTATATTTATAGTCCCAATTCATGTTCGGTAATTATAATAAACTGCCAATTACGATCTTTTGCGTACTCTTTGGCAGCATTCCATTTACATTGATTTTTTATAAAATTGAACGATTCTTCCAGATACCGTTTAGTTTGTTTTCCAGGAAACTCTGGTGGAACAGTCTGTTTTGCTGGTTTGATCTCTACCAAGTAAGTCTTAATTGACCCACTTTTATCTTTAATTTGTATCTGAAAATCAACAAAATAACGATGAATTTTGTTGTCTGTGGAACATCTGTATGGGATAACAGTTTCTTCTGAAATCCACTTAATTACGCTTGGGTTAGTGTCGCACCAACAAGCAAATCGTGTTTCCCAGGAAGATCTCATAATAATGTTTGTTGGATCTCCCGAGTATTTATTTGGATTAGTTGGAATAAACTTTCTTTTATGGAACATAAATATACTATAACTCCTTACCACTATTTAGAGTAAAAAACAAATGTCAAATGAATTAGAATATTCTGGGTATTCGCAAAATATTAACCCAAGTGCTGGTCCAACTGTCCCGCAGACAACATCGCCTATTCAGGATTCCAACAAAAAAGACATAAACCCTTCTCGTGGTAAACCAACAGATTTCCTAGCCAACAAGTACAATATTGAACAGTTACAATACCCACAAGATTTATACTCTAACAATCTTGAGTATGGTGGTAATTATGTTATTTTCTACATTAATGTGGCTGAAGATTCAAGGATTTTAAAGAATGCGAAACAGGGAGTTGACTACATAGATCCAAAAGATGTTCCTTCCAGATTGCGTGGAATGAACAGCGAACAACAGTTCAATTCAGCTCAAGCTGTATCTGGTGCAGCAACATCAGCTGGTGTTAAAGGTGTCATTGCTGGTGGAGTTCTAAGTGCCGATGCGATTTCTAAAAAGGGTATCGTTGGCGTAGCCAAAGGTGCTGCCAAAGGTGGTGCAGTTGGAGTTGGCTTGGGAACTGCTACAGCTGGAACAGTTGCTATTGCAGCTGGTGGTAAAATGGCTCGTCAGCAAAAACGATTAACCAAAGCGATTGCTCTACATATTCCAAACGCATTGAGTAACAGATATTCTATGCAATGGGATGCTGAAGACACTGCAGTTTTTCAAATGGGTGCAGTTGCTGGAACAGAAGTAGTGAAGGCATTAGGAACTCTTGGAACAAAATCAAACGCATCTGGTGCTATCGGCAATATTATGACAAGTTTAGCATTGTCTAAAGGACCAGAGGGTGCAGCTCTTTCCTCTGCTTCAGGATTAGCAGCAAATCCAAAGAAAGAAAATTTATTTAAATCTGTTGACTTTAGAACATTTACTTTCGACTACTCGTTCTTTCCTAAAAACCCAACCGAAGCTGAGTACATAAGAAATATTATTAAACAGTTTAAAATACACATGCATCCTGAGTATAAAGATAGCAATGGATTCTTATTAGTTTATCCTTCTGAGTTTGACATTTTCTACTATAACAACGGAAAAGAAAATTTAAATTTACATAGACATACTTCTTGTGTTTTAACTGAGATGAATATAAACTATACACCAAATTCTATGTTTAATTCTTTTGCGAATGGAATGCCAACGCAAATAAATGTTACAATGACTTTTAAAGAACTTTCTATGCTTACGAAGAAAGAAATCGAGGACGGATTCTAATATGTATTTTTCAACAATGCCAAATATCTATTATGAGTTTACTGACTCAGATGGAAAACCAACATTAAAAGTATTAAAAGATATAACAACAAATGTTCGTGTTATTAGATCAGTATTAGAAAATATTACTGTTTATGATTCTTACGATATTGTTGATGGAGAAACACCAGAAATTATTGCAACGAAGGTTTACGGCAATCCTTTGTATCACTGGGTTATTATGTTAGCCAATGATAAATTTGATTACAGAGAAGATTTCCCATTAGATTATACATCGTTAGTGAAACGAGTTGAGAATTTATATGGAGCAGCGAATGTGTACGCTACTCATCATTATGAATACATATATGTAAATAACAATGACAATATCTATGTTGTTAATTCAACGCAAGCTGGATCATATGCTGTATCTAATTTTGAGCATGAAGAACGAGAGAATGAAAAGAAACGAAGACTTAAATTAATTTCTAAACCTGTTCTTGATGCAGTTGTTAAACAATATAGTCAGATGTTTGAATAATGGCGACCCAAAGAGATATATCCTCAGATAAACTAAGACAAGCTGGTGATGTAAGTATTGACTATGTTAATATTACATCTATGGCAAATCGCACAGGGTTTAATATTAAGAATCAAGTAATTACTATTCAAATATTTGAAGATTTGTTTAGTCCTTTTATAACTGGTAGTTTAATTATTAAAGATTCTCTTGATTTAATAAACAAATTACCGTTTGCTGGTATGGAGTTTTTAGACTTAAGAGTATTTACTCCAACGATAGATAAAGAGTTAAAAGAAGCAGGTATTATTCAAGGTAGATTCTATATCTACAAAATTACTGAAAGAGAATATATTGCTGAGAAAAGTTTAGTGTATCAACTACACTTTATATCCTCTGAGGCTGTTCAAGATTTGAATAACCAAATGAGTCGAGCATTCGAAGGTAAAATTTCTGATATCGCTGCCAAGTTAATTAAACAAACACCTGGTTTAGAAACTACAAAAACTTTAGTTATAGAGCCAACTAAAAACAACACTAAGTTCGTTTCTAATTACTGGTCTCCAATTAAGTGTATAAATTATTTGTTACAACAAGCAACTAATCCAAATAACAGTACGACATATACATTTTTCGAGAATAGAAATGGGTTAAACTTTGTTTCCCTAGACTACTTAAATGAACTACCGTCGGTTCAAAATTTTGTGTATGGAACATCGCAAGATGATGTTTCTAAAAGTGGTGGTTCAACCAGAAATATCGCAAGAGATTACAAAAAAGTAATAGAGTTTTCAGTTCCAGCAGGATTTGATTATATCGACAGAATTAGAACAGGAACATATGCATCTAGAATGATTGCGCATGATTTTACAACTAAACGATATAAAACAGTAAATTATGATTACTTGGCTAAATTTAGTACTGGTAAAGAAACTAGATTAAACAAATTCCCAATCACAACACCAGATGTTGTTGCCAGAGTAAATGCAACTATTATTCATAACGAAACTGCAAATAAAGTGTTCGATGGTTATGGTGATGTTTCTAACTTTAAAATGGAACAAGATCGTATATCAAGAATGAAACAAGCTGAGGCATTTAAAGTTAGTATTAAGGTAAAGGGAAGAAGCGATTATACAGTTGGACAGAAAGTATTTTTAACAGTTTATACTCCAGCACCAACTAGAGCTACTGATACAACAGAAGAAGTTATTGATACAATGCATAGCGGAAATTATTTAATTGCTGCAATTAACCATGTCGTTGATAGAGAAAAGCATGAGTGTTACATGGAATTAATTAAAGATTCATTAATGTTTGATTTGAAGACAGGTAAACGAGAATGAGATTATATACTGGGTGTGTAGAAAATAGAGAAGATCCACTAAAGATTGGTCGTTGCCAAGTTCGTATTGTTGGATTACATACGGAAAATAAGGCAATTTTACCAACTAAAGATTTGCCATGGGCTCATCCTATGGCACCTGTTACATCAGCATCGATGAATGGTATTGGTTGGACTCCAGTTGGACCTGTAAATGGAACATGGGTTGTCATTATGTTTACTGATGATGAACAACAGCAACCATTGATGCTTGGAACATTACCTGGAATACCACAAAGTAAAGCAGCAGAAATTGCTGTTGAAGAATCAGATGACCAAGTTATAGTTACTGATGGTGGACTATTAACAGATTCTTCAGGTCAACCAATCTTATCTGGAGATGGTACTCCTGTTCAAATTGGTAATAGCGAAGCAACTCGTACAGGAACAACTCCTGCTTCCCCAACTAATTTACCAAATCTAACAGAACAGAAAACTCCAAATAAACCAACAGATACAGTATTAAAAGCTGACATAACAACAGTACCACCACCAAAATCTACAACAAATTCGTTGTTGGCGCAACAGAATATTCAACACATAATTGATGCTTGCGATCAAGTTGGTTTAACTAGTAAATACGCTAAGTGTGCTATTCTAGGTATATGTGGTGGTGAATCTGGTTGGTTGGCGATAGAAGAAGGATCTTACTACAGTAATGCAGATTCTCTTGCAAAAATTTTTAGAAAATCTTTTCCAGGTGGAGCTGCCGAGGCACAACCATTTACTAAATGGCAAGGAACGAAAGCAGATTTCTTTAGAAAAATATATTCACCAACTGGTAATGGTTCTTTGTTGGGACATAAAGATTCTGAAGATGGAGCAAAATACTATGGTCGTGGGTTTAATCAAATTACTGGTAAATCGCTATATCAACAACTGCAGAAGTTTTTAACCAGTAAGGGTATCGTAGTTGATATCGTTAATAATCCTGACTCATTAATATCAGATCCAAAAGTTGCAGCATTAGCAACCGCTGCATTTTATTCCCTTAATGTTAGGGCTGATCAAAATGATCCATCTTATTTTACTGCAGCATTAAAACGAACAGGTGCAGATGCTAACGGAACAGGTTATAAGAAGAAAGAAAAGTATTATGAATACTTTCTTGGAGCTGATGTTGCTGTTAGTTCAACAAATAAACCTGCTGCAGATGAAACAGTAACTTATACTAAAGAAGAGGTAAAAGATTTACCTCCAGCAAAACAAGTAGCTTTACTTGAAGATCGCACCTCTAACTCTATTGTTGGATTTAACGATCCAAAGGGTAAATATCCACTTAGAAATTTACTAGACGAGCCAGATACAAATAGACTTGCTCGTGGTGTGTTAAAAGAAACAGCAATTGAATTTAAAGATTCTCTAAGAGCAAAAGATATCCCTGCAGCAAATGGTGCTGATTCTTGGAACCAACCTCTTGCTCCGTTTGGTGGAATGTATCCTTACAATAAAGTCTATGAATCAGAATCTGGGCACCTCCTTGTATTTGATGATACGCCAAATAATGAAAATATAAGTTTATATCATAGAACTGGTACATCGCTAGATATCGATGGTAATGGAACACAAGTAAATAGAATTGTCGGCGATGGATACACAATCATTGATAGAAATGGTGCTATTTTTATTACTGGTAAGTGTAATCTTACAGTTGGCAATTCTGTAAATATTTTAGTTCAAGGAACTGCCGATATTCAAATTGATGGTGAAACTAATATCAATATAAACAACAATGCTAATTTGGGTATTGCTGGAGATTTAGATTTAGCAGTTGGGGGAGATTTTAATTTAAATGTTGCTGGGACTCATAATATAACCGCAAATACTATTAATCAGTATTCTAAAACAAACATAATTGCGCAGGCAAACAACAATGTTGAAGTTAGAGCAAGCGGAAGTATTAACGAAACAGCTTCATCTATGAATATTTCTGCTGACATTTATAACGAAACTGTTGGATCAAGTAACTATCGTTGGGAAGGTGACAAGCATGTATACACTGGCGGAAATACTTACTCTCGCCACGCAAGTGGATCGGATTTATCTTGCCCAGCTGATCCATCTAGAGGTTCTGGAGTAGATTGTTCTAATGTTTCTAGTGCTACTGAATCGACTTCAATTAATCCACTTACTTTAGAAGCACCTGAGTTTGCCGATGCGAAACTTGACCAGTTCCAACACTTAACAACACCAGTAAGACCATCTCCACCAATTCAGTTAAAGTATGCAATCGCAGAAGAAAATGAAGCATTAGTGGCAGATTATATTGCTAATCCAGACAAATATTTGAATAAAGAAGCTGCAGCCGATGGAGTAAAACCTAATTTTGCTGGAACTCCAAAAGACGATGGCCAAGGTAAGAGTTTAATTGCTGGTGGTAACACAAGCGATATTGCTGCTTTCTTAGAGAAACAACTACAGGCTACTGCCCAAACTAATTACTGGAGAGAAACAGGTCAAGCTGGAGCAGATAGTAATATTAATATTACTCGCATTTGGGCTGACTTAGGATATCCTAAACAAGGTATGTGGCTGTCAGATCAAACTGCTTGGTGTATGGGATTTGTTAATTGGACATTAAAACAATGTGGTTACAGATATGTTCAAACTGCGTCAGCTAAAGCGATTGCGGCAAATCCAGAGAAATGGGGAGCTACAAAAGTTAGTGTTGAAGATGCTGAGCCAGGAGATATTGTTCTTTGGAATTACAGCCATGTGAATTTTGTTTATAGAAACACAAATGGTAAACTATCTTTTGTTGGTGGCAATCAATCGCCATCTAAAGGTGGGAATAATCCTAATGATGGCGATGTAACGAATAGTTGGCCAGCAGGTTGGAATGCAGCAAGAGGTGGTATTATTGGTATATTTAGACCGAGTAAGGTATAACTCATTGCAGATAGAATAAATAATAGATATGGCACGAAACACAAGAACATTCTCTGACCTAGATTTTAACTTCATTCCTTCGCCGATTTATTCGACAAAGAATGATGGTATTGGATCGATCACATCAACCACAACTAGCGATATTGTTGTTGGTACAAATACATCATTCCAAACATATGATATGTTACATAGAAATCTTTTTGTTGGAACTACCTTTATTGGAAAAGTAAAGGAAACAATTGACGCAACCCACTTAAAACTTTATAAAAAAGCCAACGCTGCATTTACTGCTCAGCAGTTTAAGTACTCAAATCCAGCAGATTTGGTTAGACGATACGACGAACAAGCAGTAAAAACTGCTGTTAAAAATTTAATTTTAACAATTAACTATGAGCGTCCATTCCATCCAGAAATAGGAACTCAAGTAAATGCTTTATTGTTTGAACCAGCATCTCCGATGACTGCATCTGTTGTGGAAAAAACAATTAGAACAGCAATAGAAAACTTTGAACCAAGAGTTAATTTAGATGATGTTATAGTTGAACTTAATCTGGATGAAAATAGTATGGATGTTACTATTCAGTTTACAATTTTAAACACACAAACTCCACAAATCCTTAATTTGGTGTTAGAGAGAACACGATAATGGCACAAACAAATAGAAGAATAAATGTATCGGAATTAGATTTCGATCAAATAAAAGATAATCTAAAAGAGTTTCTTAGAGGACAAGATGAGTTTAAAGACTACGATTTTGATGGATCAGGTTTATCTGTTCTGTTAGATGTTCTTGCTTATAACACTCACTATAATAATCTATACGCAAACCTTGCTGTTAATGAATCATTTTTGGATTCTGCAAGTAAAAGAGCCAGCGTAGTATCTCTCGCTAAATCGCTTGGCTATGTTCCTCGTTCCGCTCGTTGCGCCAGAGCCATTGTTGATGTTAGAATTGTAAACCCAACATCAACACCAACTGTTGCAACCTTACCAGCGTATCAATCATTTGAAACAACATTAGATGGAATTAATTATACATTCTTTAATCTTGGATCATATACAACCAGTAATGGTGTCAATGGTTATATTTTTTCTGGTGTTGAATTAGTTGAGGGAACACCTCTACAGTTTAAATATACTGTTGGTTCTGGAACAAAATATATTATACCTAATCCAAATGTTGATATTTCAACAATTCGCGTAATTGTCCAAGACTCTGTATCTTCTGCAAATTTTACAACATATACTTATGTTGATAATATTGTTAATGGTTTAACTGCAACAACCAGAGCATTTTTTATTAAAGAAGTTGAGGGTGGACTGCACGAAATAACTTTTGGTGATGACATTTTAGGCAAAGCATTAAGTCCAGGAAATATTGTTATTATTGATTATTTTGTTTCAGGATTAGACGGAGCAAATGGAGCAAGACTGTTTAACTATAATGGCTCACCTCTTCTTGGTGGTAGTGTAACTGTATCTGGAAAAACTATCGCTACTGGTGGAGCAGCTTCAGAAGATATTGATAGCATTAAGTACAATGCTCCAAGAATGTATGCTGCACAAAATCGTGCAGTGACACCTGAAGATTATAAAGCATTAATTTTGGCAAACTTTCCAGAGTCTAATTCAGTATCGGTTTGGGGTGGAGAAAATAATATTCCAGCGACATATGGTAAAGTATATATTTGCGTTCGACCAACCGATGCAACAAAATTAACTAACCTACAAAAAAACTATATT